ATGCTTCATCATCCGAATAGGATGATTCAAATCGACGTACTGTCACCGGAATGCTCTTAACCAACCAGAACGAGTACCGGTTAATTCATCAGAAATCCCTTCTGACTCACCGGCATCCCGATTGGCAGCCGCTTGATCAATCCTTGCTCTAATTGCTTCAAGCTCTCTTTCAATAACAGTAGTACTAAGCTCCTCTTTTTCCTTCATCTTGTAGACTGCGGTAACAACAGCGAACTCTTCCCAATTCGACATAATGCTTGAATTGATTTCATCAGTATTGTTAACCAGCTTACTGAACGATGGAATATACCAGAGCTTAATTGTAGAGGCACTGTTGGGCTCGGGGATGAATTCAATAGAATCACCCCTGATTTGATACTGGTAATCAGTGTAGCCACCACGACCAGTAATAGCAGTGGCAACATATCTGTCTCGTTCTGGGAATGAGAACTTACGAACCCTTATTGTTTCGCCAGAGTCAGTAGCATCTACTCCGAGACATTTATAAAAATCAGTACATGCGATAGCAGTAAACGTGTAGTTCGTTTGACCACTAACAAGACTGAATTCTTTTGAGCTGACATAATAATCCTCAAACTTCAGAACTAAGATATCGTGAAGCTCACCAAGACCAACATTCAGATAGTCATCAATCTCACTGTCAGAGAAGAAATTATTGCCAACAGCATCGGCCCGAGTCCTAGCCCGAGTCCTTAATGTCGATAATGATGTAGCCACAATTCCCTCTCAATCTATGTCCCTATTACAAAAACTTCACACTCAGGAGCACCACTAGCCGCAGTCAGAACAAGATCGTCAGCAATAGCCACATCTGGATTCATATAAATGCCTCCAGGGGGAATGATGACATCCACTGCCGAATCACCTGCCGTACTAACCTTTGCGGTAACATTAATCGCCGTATCATTGTTCTTAACTATCAGCATCGTGATGCCATCAGAGAACATGGATAGGTCAAATGTTTTACCACCAGAATCGCAGTTAACCTCAAAGTGCATATACTCATCAGGAGTCAGAGTAGTTGCGACGGGACTAAAGCTCACCTTCGGCTCAGAGTAATCCGCATTCTTAGAATACAAGCCCTTAACCGTAAACTTTGCATAGTCAGTAGGCATTACTCCCCTCCCTCTTCATGGAACTCCTCAACACAGGTAACGATTGCATCCTTCAATGAAGAAACAAATCCTTCTTCGTCACCCTCGTTGGCAGCTTCAAAAGCAGCCTTAGCGGATTCCTTGAAAGCTTCACCGTAATCGTCATCCTCTTCTTCTTCGTACTCGTCGTCTTCTTCTTCTTCGTGTCTGCCTTTGCCCTTGTGGGATTTGCCACCAAGCATAATAGCCAGAACGTTCTTACCCTTTTTAGGCATACCTATCCCCTAGTAAAAAAAGGAGGAGGGTGATTAGTCCTCCCCCTCTTCGCTTAAGAATTGCCATCCGCTACTTGAAGCACAGCAACAAATGAAAAGTC